CTATTCACCTAGCCAGTACGCCTGTCCTATATCGACAGAAAGAAGACCTGGGGCTACAGCTACACCAATTGCCCTAAGCCAGTGGGTTTGGGGAGGGGTCTGCGTGATGAACCCCTCGGTCGAAAGGAACACGGGCTGGTCCGGAGTCAAATCCGCTGGTGGGTACTCAAGTGAGCCCGAAGAGACGAGCGAAAAGGCAGACCCGAGTTCCGCCGCCCCTGATGAGAAGCCCACCGCCGAAAGCGCCAAAGGGGAAGTGTTGTCTGCGTAGACCGCGAGGCCGTCTGCATCAAGCGCGATCACGCGGTGTCCGCTGAGCGCCTGCCCCGCGATCACGACGAACTGCCCACCTGCTGGGCCTTGTACGCCTTGAGGGCCGGGTGGTCCTTGCTCGGGAGTCGTGATTGAGAGTGTAGGAAGGGGCGGAACGCGGACCTCGAGAAGGGGGTTCGTCTCGAGAGAGATTAGCGTCGAACGGAACGACGTCGGTTGACAAGTCAGCTCGATGCTCGGGCTAGACACCGTGAGACTGATCTGCTCCGGGGTCAGAGTGATCGCCGGAGCGGACTGGGTGATGGAAACCTGAGCCACGGGCGTGTTTGACACCGATACCTGGATAGGCGTCTGCGTAACGACGACCTGCGAGGCCGTCTGCACCACACTGACCTCGTGGGGGCTCATACCGTAATGTCCTCCTTCACATCGACAATAAAGGTCGCCGAACTCTGCACCGTCCCGTCGGCCCAGGTGACCTCGATGTCGGCGTCGTACTTGGCCGGAGCAACTATTTCCGTGATCTCGGGCTCGATGCGCACCGTCGCCACACCATCGAGTGGCGTGAGGGTGATCTCTCCCGTTGCCGTGCTCGCGGAAACTGCAGGGGTCGTGGCGCGCTTCGCCTTCATGTGCAGGCGCACCGAGCTGCCCGATAGGTCGATTGGCGTCCCGGCCTCGTCTTTATAGGTGAAAGGCCAGACCCAAGTATCCCCTCGTTTAACGGTAAGCACGCTCATTAAGTGTTACTCTGCGCTAATCGCTCTCGTGTAAAAGGGGAAGATTTCAAAACAGGATCATTTTTACTCAGCCGCTCTCGAATCGCTGCCAGCGCCGGGGCACGGCGGTTCTGCATCAACAGCCTTTCCCGCTGCGGGGTTGGTGGAGGGGTTCGAGTATTCATGTTTCTAGTATACTCCATCCCGCGCCCCAGCGCAAGCCCATTCGCGCCGCCCGGCGCGGTTCCTTCTAATAGGAGTGGTGGGAAACGGCCCTTCGATTACCTGTCCCATTCGTGCCTTGGCACGAATGGGTGGCCCGAATGGGCGGCCCTTGGCACGGCTGTAGGCAATCGTATTGCTATGTTTTGAAAACTAGGTTAGTATATCCGTGTAGGTCAATAGTATATTACCACTACACATGACGAAGGGTGGGGGGTCGGCCAGGCGAAGGGGAAGAGGCTCGCGTGGAGGAGCTGCCGCAAGCGAAGGACCGAGAAGGAGCGGAGGTTGGCATACTTTTTGCTCTTCGTGCGGCTCAATGGGCTGATGTTATATTGTAACGGTTCCCTGGGTGCCGAGGTCTAGGGTCTTGCCCGTTGCCATACGGTTACTTGACACCCCTTTGTAGACCGTCTATCTTGTGGCTGTGGTCCGGTGTTACCGGCCCACCGGGCCGGCCCCCGACGGGACCAGCCCGCGTTCTTTAATAATCTGAACCAGTCGGCACCCAGCGCGGGTGCGCTGGGTAGCCAATGGTTCTCAACGGAGGCCATTATGGCGACTCATACCCTAAAGACGTTTGAACTGAACGGCGTGCAGATCGACCCGGAGAAGTGGAGCACGGAGTTCGTGCAGCACATGATAGAGCAGGCGGCACGGGTGAAAGTGCAAAGGTGTACCGCCAACATGAAGGACGAGACGGAAGAAAAGCGGGAAGCTGAACGGGTTAAAACGGCCGAGGAGATCAAGGCCGGTAAGATCCCGGCAGGTGGCGGAAGGGGATCAAGCCTAACGCCAGAGGACAAAGCACTAAGGGATTGTCTGAGTGCGAAGGCGAAGAGGCTCAAAGGCGAAAGCCTAGAAGATCACCTAGAACGGATTACCAAGGAGCTGGCCAAAGCCCAAGGAAAGGACTTCGATGCAGGCATGGTCGAGAAGGTTAAGGCCCACTTGGTCGCAAGTGACCTGTATAAGACCAAGCTAAAGGAGTATCGGACGGCAGGCAAAGTGACGAAACCAAGCCTGGGTGATCTGGACCTATAACCAACAAGCCAGGGGCGCAAGCCCCCTGGCCGAAAGGAGACCTGAAATGTCCAACGTGGACAAACTAAACGGGTTAAAACCCGAAGGATCAAGAGCCGGCGTGACCAAGGAGGAGCTGGTTGCGATCAAAGCCGCCAGAGATAGAGGCTGCACTTGGAGACAGATCTGGCAAGCGGGAGACTGGCCCTATAAGAGCCAACAGAGCTTCGTGACCTCGGTCACAGTGAATAAAGACTACCCGAGGGGATAGATAGAACCCGGCAGGTTTAACCTGCCGGGTTTTTTTTGTGCCTAAAAAATGGCGGTAGCCTTCTTTCCCACCACAGGACCACGAGAAAACCCCACAGGAAATGGTATGTACAAATGATCCTGGATCATTTGTCCATCCGATTATCTGGAGAAACAAACGAGGCCTGGGAAAGAGGCAACAGCCTCTTTCCTCCCACAGGTGTCCCATTTAGAAAAATCCCAATAAAATCAACGGTATGATGATTTGAAAAATAATCATAATTTCTGCGCCAAACTTCTCGCAGAAATCCCCAAATTTCCTTCAGAAAATGGGAAATTTCCTTCAGAAATTTCCCATTTCCCACCGGAAACCCAAAAGCTTTTCGACAATTATCCTGCCAGCATATTTGCATGATAACATGCAAACATGGGGAAAAGGCCAGTTGAAACACTCCAAATTGGTACAGCCGAACCGTATGTACAAATGATCCTGGATCATTTGTACATCCAATTACCTCCAAAAATCCCCCATTTCTCCAACAAAAACGGGATTTTCCTGAAGCAAAATCCCGTTTTTCTCAAGGAAAATCCCGTTTTTTCTCCATGAAAAACAGCGATTTCTCCACGAAAAACCCACCTCTGATACACTTTCGTTACAATTACGGGATTTGTACATACAATTACACTGCACAAAAACCGTGATAGATACCCAAAAACTCACAGCTTCTACGACATATTGACGCTATTTTTCCTTAAAAATCAATGACTTACGACCGCTGCCAATGTAAAGCCCCCCTGCTTCCAATGTAAACCCCCCCTGCTGCCAAAGCTGCCAATGTCCCACCTTCGGGAAAGTGGGTCAAACGCCAGTACGTTTCCCTCCAAAATTGCCCTAGGTAATTTAAGCAATACGATTCCCTATCTTAAAAAAAAAAATTATTTTATAATAGAAGATAACTCGGCTTCCAGCCTACGTTATCTTCTATTATCAGGCATTTGTAAATATATTCCCCTTAGCCTATTCCCTTCAGCCCTTCGGGCTGAAACGTACATACGTTTCAACCCCCGAGATTCCCCCCAAAAAACCTACATTGGCAGCATTGCGGGCTGGCGGTCAGCTCGCGGTCAGCTCGCGGTCAGCTGGCCATTCAAAACGTCCGTGGGCCGTTTTGACGGGCACCCGGTACGGTCCCGCCGCCCGCCGACCGGAAACGCCGCCACGGTTCTCCCAGGCCGCCCCACAACCATCAAAACCACCCGCGTGCGCGTGTACGCGCACGTGTACGCGCACGCGCACGCGGATCATCCAACGGGACACCCAACCACGCCCGCCCAACGGACCCGCGCCCCGTTGACAACCGACCATATTACGACCATACTCATACCTGGGACACCGCGCCCGCCCAAAGGTTATGCCTTCGGCATAACCTTACCATCAACCGAACGGAGACCATAATGTCAAGCATCGACGACCTAGATTTATCAGGATTAGATGACCTTTTAATAGACAAGCCAAAGACCAAAGGGTCAAAGGCTAAAGCGCCCAAAACCAAAACACCTTTCCGCGAACTAAAGACACCTCCAATCCGTCAGCCCGCCCGCGGCTGGGCAGCAATCCCGCCCGCAGGCCTGGCACGTGAGCGGTATCGTGCACAGGTGTTCGAAACCGCCACCTACAAACCAGAGCACATGCTGGGTCAATTCCCACCCATCGGGCTGCATGGCCCGAGCATCCATTCTCTTTGAGGCCCACCATGTTACAGCCCATTATCCATAAAGGTTCCGTTGACCTGTCCTTATCCACCGAGCGGATTCTGACCCAGGCCATAAATCTCCTAGAAGGTGCTGCATTAAACTATGCACCCGAGGATGAATTAGAAGATTACTTCGTTATCATCGGAAACCTAAAAGAACTAAAAGACTCAATTAAATAGGGCAACGAAACGGGAGGAACATCCCACGTTCCTCCGTCGGATAAGGACCATCCCTGACGAGGCCACAAGACGTGGCACCCCCTCAACCCGAACGGAGACCAACATGAGTCAAGCTCCTGAGTCCAAGTCCGCCAACGTCGCTCGCCTACACACCGGCTGGGCACTTCAACACCTGCTAGAGGCCCGAAAATTTCAACACAGCTGCAACAACAGCAACTCCGCCATAGAGCTGTCCATGACCCTACAAGATGCCATCGAAGAACTGGCTGCAAATGACCCCAACTGGGCCGCGGCCGTTCAAATCGAGCAAGACCTGATCGAAGCTAACCTGATCTAAAACCCCAAAGGTCAGGTCTTCGACCTGACCTTTCCGAACGGAGACCAACATGGCCGCATACCTCGCCCTCAAAGAAAAGTCCACCGGAAAAGTCTTTTCCGGCCAAGGCCTAATCACAATCGACGAGCGCATCTGCGCCCAGTTATCCATCATCCCAGACCCCGAGAAATGGGTCTTGAACTGGGTAAACACCATTGGCCTGTGCTTGGCCAGTGGCCAATCCTGGGCCGAGATCCGCACCACCTACTCCTCGGCGCTAAAAGATCCCGACAACGCAAAAGCCCTGAACTATTTGGAAACCAACTACACCAACCATTCCTACTGGGGCCGATAGCCAAACCGCAATAACCCAACCCAGCGCCGGGCCGGACCTTTCGGCCCAGCACCCGCGAAACCCCTGCAGGTAATTGTATGCACAAATGATCCTAGATCATTCCGCCATACCCTTACCTACACCACCACCCACCCAAGAGCGAGCGAAGCGAGGCGCTGGGAAGAAACCCATAGCCTTATCACCTCTCACAGGAACTCCCATGCCCAAAAAGTACATCCAAACCGCAGGTGGCTCCACCCCAGGCAAAGCCCACCTCCACCCACCAACCCACTGCGATTTGTGCCAGGGTTCCATACAAGAGGTCTTCTACGACGCAGCAACCCGCTCCGGCACCTGGGGAAATTTCTGCCCCGCGTGCGCCGAGCTGTTCCAGATCTTTCTTGGTCCCGGCCGGGGCCAGCAATACACCCTACAGGAAGTCCCCGACGAGCCAATGCACCACCCATTTAGCATCGGTGCAGTGCTAAACTCCAAACCCTAAGAGCGAGCGAAGCGAGGCGCTATGACAATCATCATAGCGCATAACCCCAATCCGAAAGGAAACCACCCATGTTCGAGCAAAACATCCATAACCTTTCCGCCCTCCAGCAATCAACCCTATGCCGCCACCTCGGCCGCATCGACTCCATCGCCTGGACCCGCGCCGAGATCCTTAAGTACGAGTATTTGGCTCTCGACCGTGAGCTGGCCCGCCGCATAAAGGCTGCCGGGAAAGAACACCTCGACCCATCTGTTCGTAACCTAACCCCACCCCAGTATCTAGCCCAACCACCCCAAACCTTTATCCCCGAATCTGCCCTTGTGGTATTCGGAGATTAAATAAACACCCTCAGACTATTTCCTGTAGGGCATTGACAAGCCATTGCCAATATGCCATAATATCCCGGTCGGTCGCGCTTCGCGCCGACCTTCAACCCCGAACGGAGACCATCCCGCATGAACAACCTGACCAAATCTTCCCTCTCCTCCCTCGAAGAACTCCACGCTAAAAAGCTTCGCACCGAGGCCGAGTTCCTGGTATCCCTTGACCCTGAGGTAAACCGGATTTTATCCCTCCACCCCGATTGCAGCGCAAACGTGTACTTTGCGGAGAATCTTTGCACCATTTATCTCTCCTCCTACTTCTACGATTCCGAAACCCGGACCGTAGAAGTACCATCGACACAAAGCATAGCGTTCTCCGCAACCGACTGCGACAATGATGGATATACTATCCATTATACATCTTACCTCCTAACCACAGACGAAGTAAAGATCCACTTATCCATAAACGCCTACTTCGACTTCCCCGCGTCGGACAAAGAGACCTTGCTCGCGCTTGGCAAGCTCCAGCACGAAACGTCCACCCGCACCTACCTCGCATGTAACACCTAAGGGCCATCGAAATAGGTCGGGCTTGCCCGACCTATCCCGCCTGGACGCGGTTGAAAAGGAACAGGACGTTAAACCCGAGGAGGAGTAGCGCAAGCGCTACTCCTCCCCCTGAACGGAGACCTTCCCAATGAAATCTTCCTTCTCCCGCGCCCAGGAATCCTGGGAACAGTCCTGGATCAACGGACCAGAGGAATCCCCCACCGATTCTTACATCGAGTCCCTTGCAGACAAATCCCTGTCCGAACTCGAGGACGAGAAAGCCACCCTGGCCTACCAGGAACCCGATGACGAGATGCCCTCGCACATCTACCGCGCTGCCCACGCCGCATGGAAATCCGCCTGGGAAGCCCTCGACTACGAGATCGAAGAGCGCCAAAAAGCTGTCCGCATCGCCTTCGAAAACCTTCCCCTTCACCGGCTCTTTTCCTTCTCCACCACCTGTCCCCTGGAGCAGGAAATCCTGGACGAGGTAAAAGAAGAGTTTTCGTCATCTATCGACGAAGACGAGTAACCCTTCCCCCCACCGCGAGCCAGTGGTAACGGCTTATGCTCCACATAACCTTTACCCCTACCTCGAATTAGCCCAAAAGGAAAACTAATGCCTCTATCCGGTCTCCCCCTAGCCTGGTTCAACGTCTACGTTGACTCCGCTCGCGAATGCGAGCGTGCCCTCTCCCAACGTAAGACTCAACATAGCATCCTCGTAGACAGCGACCACCTCGCCTTATCCTACCAGCGCAACCACGCTCGTTGCCGCCGAGCCCTTCGCGCCCTCCAAGGTCCGTCCCCTGCTTCATCCTACTCTTTTGACGAAGAAGGTCTCCACAACAACACTGCTGCTGCCCAGCGCCAGGATTTCCTTTCCATCGTCCGCCTCCTTCGCCAGTCCCGCCGCACTCCACAGGAGTAATCCAGTGCCCCACAATAAAACCCTCTACGTTAACGGAAAGCCCACAACCCTATTCCGCTTTCGCGCTCAGCGTTTCTGGGCCATCCTAACCCTGGGTTACTCCGATCAACCAACCTTCCAGCTATCCGTCCCCCTTTCATTCTATGACGCAAAGTGCGGTTCTATCCGTACCGGCGGCCAGCTCGTGTCTTGGGAGAAACCTTCCAATGAAAACCCCTAGTCAGTCCCTTCGCCAGACCGCCTCAGAATGGCATAGCGGCCAATGGTCGCCCCTTTACGCCTTTGCCAGTACGGGCACCATCGAGCCTGGCCTTGAGGCCGAGATCTCCGATTGCCTCCGTGACGCTTCCCCGAGGGATACGGAACGGCTCCAGGCTATCTTAGACTTTATATCTCAGGGTTCCCCCAATGCCTAAGCTTTCTGGTAATCCTAAAAAAGCTTCCACCCTTACCATTCTCTGGTGGGATGGAAGTGCCGAGCAACGAGAGACCTATCCCATCCCAGCATCTTCCTGGCAAGGGATTCTCCTTTGGGTTTCTCGTTTTCCTACCACCCCACTAACCATAGAGGCCAACTAGCATGCCTAACCATATCCTTCGTTCCTTCCATATCCCCGGTGCAGACCCATCCCAAAAGGTCTCGCTCCACGAAACCACCACTCCCGAGATTGTAATCTTAGAACTTTCCTCAGAGGCCCAGTCCTTCTCCATCCGACTTACCCGAGACGGTCTAGAGGATCTAACGTATCTATCCCAATACTCCACCTACGGCGACCATATCAGGTTTACCCCCAAAGAGGAGTAATCGTATGTACAAATGATCCTAGATCATTTGTACAGCCAATTCCCTCAACCACTAAAGGGCCTCGGCTTTTAGCCCTGGCCCCTTAACCAAGAGAGCCCTTCCATGCTAATCCTATCCCGCCGCGCCAACGAGTCTATCATCATAGGCGACGACATCAAAATCACTATCCTTCCATCCGAGCGGCCCAACGCTACCCGTCTCGGCATTACCGCGCCCCGTTCCCTTCCGGTCCACCGCGAGGAAGTCTACCGGAAGATCCAGGCCGAACAAGACACTAAAGGCAACAAGTAGAGGTACCCCATGGAAATCTCCTTCGACCCCCATAACAAGTACCCCATAAACGAGGTCCAGGCCATCGAGGCTTGCGGTCTTGTCCTTCCTTGGGTCTTCGAGTGGGTCTACTGGAAAGAGCCCTCCCCACCCATTCCCCTTTCCGTCCACCTTGAGCAGTGCTACGGGTATCCCCTCTACCAAATCCCCGGCGCAGAAATCGACGAGTCCGAAACCTTCCTATTCCCAGGAGACGATCCACTAACCCCTCTCGTGTCCCTAAAGCACGCCGGCGCCCATTTCCTCATGTACTGGCACGCCCTCGCTGCCATTAAGGATTCCCCCGATCGCCCTTACCTCATCACCAGAATGGATTAATCATGACCGAGCTAACCTCCCAACAAAAGGCATTCATCGCCACCGCAAACTCTTCCGGTTCAGTCGCGCTCCGTGCTCGCGCTGGCACCGGCAAGACCTTTTCCCTTCGCCAGTGGGCCACCACCGCCAAGCGCGGCGGTATCGCAACTAGCTTCTCCAAGTCCACAGTGCAGGAGCTAACCAAGAAGATGCCCACCAAGTTCCAGGCCAAAACCCTGCACGCTATGGGCCTCCAGGCCCTCAAGTCCAAGGGCAACCCTACTAAGATCGAAAACGGAAAGATCTTCGAGATCACCAAAGCCCTCGCGTCCGACCTTGATCTTTCCTTCGAGCTTCAGGAGCCAATCCGTAAGCTCGCCACCATCGGGTTCACCTATGGCATCCAACCCGACTCCTCCGGGCCGGAGGGCCTTACCCACAACTCTCCTGCCATCTGGGAGTCCCTGGCTGACCAGTACGATGTAGATTTCTCCCCCGAGATCTTATCCTACGCCATCCAGGTAATGAACCAGTCCACGAAGCTCGCCCTTAAAGACGGCCAGGTATCCTTCGATGACATGCTCTACATCCCTCTCATCTATGGCTACCGCTTCCCGCGCTACCCCATCATTCTTGCAGACGAGGTACAAGACTTCAACACTCTCCAACACACAATGCTCCGCCGCTGCCTTCTTCCTAACGGTCGCATCATAGCGGCCGGGGACGACCGTCAGGCTATCTACGCCTTCCGCGGTGCCCTTTCCGATTCCTATACCTCCCTCGTCAAGACCTTCTCCATGTCCGAGCTCCCCCTTACCGTGTCCTTCCGCTGTCCCTCGGAGGTCATCAAGGTCGCCCAGGCCTATGTCCCCGACATCGAGGCCGCGCCCGGTTGCGCCCAGGGTTCCGTTCTCTACCCTACCTTCCTCGATCTCTCAGAGATCCCGCCCGTTGTCCTCTGCCGCAACAACGCGCCCCTAATCCGCCTGGCCTTAGCCCTTCTGGTCCACGGGACTACCGTCGAGGTTGCAGGTAAGGACATTGGCAAAGGCCTCATCGCCCTAACCAAGCGTATCACCAAAAAGAACCTCTCCTCCGAGGCCTTCCGCGACCGCTTAGCTAAATGGCGCGAACGCGAGATCACACGCTACCCCCGGCGCGAGCCAACCATTAACGATAAACACTCCGCCTTGTATGAGCTATCCCTAGCCCACAAAGACCTCTCGGGTATCCAGCACCATCTAACCAAGCTCTATCCCGATCCCAGCGGCCCCGGCTACCGGCCAGCACAATGCCAACTCTCTACAATCCACCGCGCAAAGGGCCGCGAGTGGCCCAGGGTCTTGTTCCTCGACCCCCAACTGCTCCCAAGCAAATATGCCACCCAGGACTGGGAGCTAACCCAAGAGGCTAACCTGGGGTATGTAGGCGTAACCCGTGCCCAGGAGGAGCTCATCTTCTGCCCCTCTAAATCCATCGAAGGACTCGAAGGCTGAGCGCAGCTCAACCACCTTCAAACCTAAACCCACCAAGGACAGGCTTTGCCTGTCCCCTATTAAAGGCCATTCCCATGCCCAAAGAAATCTCTCCTCACAAGCTCACCCGTCACCCCTACTACTACGACACCTTCCTCCCACCATCTGTAGAAAACGAGCTAATCCCTCTACTTGATCAGGTCTTTGATACCGAGCCGGGTCAAGCCATAACCTACACCACTACCGCGAAACGCGCCCGGTATTTAGCACAAATGTTCATGGGCCTGCGCAACCACTCAGCCATTGAGTCTCTTGAGGCCTACACCCCGGATCATCCCTTCCATGGTAAAGGTTTATACGCTCATGTCTTTGTCGAGGCCCAAGGTCCAACCCTTGTGTTCAGTGTCCTTCCCGAGTGGGAACCGGAAACTGCCATTTGGGCTATCATCCAAGTTCTTGCTACAAAACAAAGCCTTCCTCTCGACATCCGTCCAGCGTCGGCCCGGACGTTGTTAACTCGCCTTCGTAAGAGGTACCCCATTTTTAATCAAGTATGGATTACACCCGGAGAGCCTCCAGTAGCCCACGCAGCGGCGCCAAAAGGAGAGGTAGCTATCGTAGATATTGACACCGACCCCAAGGGACCAATCCCCAACCCGACACCGGAAAACAACGCGGTCGCTGCCATCCCGATACTGCCGAAAAGATTTCCCAAAGGCACTTGACATCCGTTTGCAATACGGGTATCATATCCCCCGTCGGTCAGGAAACCCGGCCGACTACTCCACCCCAGCAACCAAAACCCCAAGAGGTTATCATGCTAAAGACCGACTCCACCCCAACCCGCGCTCGTCAGGTTCAAGCTGCCGTTTATGAAGAAGCCGGCCAGGGCGATTTCGCTTTCCAAATCCCTCAGCCCTTCGAGGCTTCCATGTTCTCCGGCGTGAAGGAACTCGGCGCCGACCCGACTGGCGTAGCTTCCCAGCTCAACCAGGTCTTGGCCGAGAACCTGTCCAATAACCTGGCCACCCGCATCAAGCGCGCCGCCGCTGCCGGTCAACCTCTGCCGACCCAGGAGGACATGGATGCCCTGTATGCTTCTTACGACTTCACCGGCATTCGTACCAGCTCCGCTTCGATTGGTTCTCTGTTCGACCGCTGCTTCTACAAGGCCGCCGGTGGCTTCCTTCGTAAGCTCTTCAAAAAGCGTGGCTACCAGGACATGCCAGCTCCTGTCACCGTGGCCAAGAAGGGCAAAGATCCGTCAGAGACCGAAATCTCCTACGAGGATTTCGAATCCGAGATCGCCAACCTCATGGAAGGCACCGGGCCTTGGGCCGAGAAGGAGCCTTTCATCGCAGCCCGCAACGCTCTGATCGAAGAGGCCAAGGCTGAAGAGGAGCGTATCCGCGCGGCCCAGGCGGCTACCGAGAACTCACTCTCTAGCCTCGTACTGTAGCCCTCTCCCTCCATTGGAGCCGCACAATGCGGCTCCTTTTTTCACTACAGACATTGCTACTAGCAATCGGAGCTTCCATGACCGACCAACCCATTCCCCAATCTCCTCTCCCTCCACCCGTAAACGCTCTGCTCCCCGATGACTCCATCACGCAGCTTCTAGTCTACAAGGATTCCCTTTACGCGCTAACCTCCCTCGGTTTCATCCTTCGGTGTGACGACTCCGCCTGGACGTGGCGCCAGGTTCCCGCGCCCATCGACCTCAACCTTGCCCGATCTTTACAGGAGAATGCAGATGGCCCGCAAAAAACTGAGTGAAGTTGCACCCCGCACAGTACGGGTTCACATTCCAACCTATAACTCCATCCTTGAGTTCTTCGCCCTGTCTCCTTCCGGTATCCGCGGCTCCGACGCTATCCGTCAACTGCTTTACCGTTTCGGCCTGTACTGCGAAGAGCAGCTCCAAACCGGAAGGGTGGCCAGCTCCAGAGATCTCACCGTAGCCGAAGACCTCATCTACGACACCCTTCGCCAGAGCGGCAACGCCCCCGATAAACCAACTTCTACCCCACCAGAGGAGCAATAACAATGGACCAAGCGGAAACCCTTAACGCCTTACTCTCAAAGGCCGCCTCAGAATGGACACCAGAGGACCGCTTGGCCCTGGTCGCTGCGCTGCGTGAGCAGCGTGAGCGGTGGAACGCTGAACAGTCCGCTGGTACTCGTAAGCGGGTATCGAGTAAGAAGGTGGTGGCTAAAAAGGCTTCTCTGGACCTGGCCTTCGAGGGGTTGAAACTATGAAATACTACCTCCCTCTCGTTGACAAGATCGTAGACGAAGAGACAGCTAAAAACTATTCTTTCGCTGTACCCATCGGCATCCCAAAGCTAACTGGACCCAATACCTCCATAGTTAATGGTATTCAGCAGGCATGGGATAACACCAGTATCTCCCTATTCAAAACTTGCCCGCGCAAGTACTACTACACCATCCACCTCGGGTATGTCGCTAAGGTCACTCCACCACCCCTAGCGTTTGGAATCTATTTCCATTCTCTCTGTCAAACTTGGCATCACCTTCTATCTGCTGGTGTAGATAAGGAAACTTCCCTTCTCCGCATTGTTCGGTTGGCTGGTTTGTTTGGAGAGGCCCTTCCGGCTGGCGACACCTCCCGCACTAAAGAAACCCTCGTTCGTACTATTGTTTGGTACCTGGAGCAATTTTGGGATGATGCTGCAAAGCCCGTTATCCTATCTAACGGTACTCCAGCCTCCGAATACTCCTTCACCATTCCCCTCATGGAATACCAAAACCTAGAGGTTTACTTGTGCGGTCATATCGACCTTATGGTAAAGTGGCAGGGTAAAGTTTACACAATGGATTACAAGACTACCAAGTATGGTCTCGATCGTAGGTTCTTTGCCAAGTTCAAGCCATCTACCCAGATGCCCCTTTATACCGCAGCTACGCACATCATTGCAGGTGAGACGCAAGACTTACCTTCCGCCAATGGAGTCATCATCGACGGTATTCAGCTCGGTGTAAACTTCTCCAGGTACGCCCGTGGTGTTGTAGAGTTCTCCCTTGAAGAGGTTGAGGAGTACCTTGAAGGCCTCAAATACTGGATCAAGCAAGCCATGGACGCGTGTGCTGCAGACTATTTTCCTGCAAACGAGGAGAGCTGTGAAAAGTACGGTGGCTGTGTATTCAGAGACATTTGCTCTAAGCCCGCCGCTCGCCGCGAAGCTTACCTCGAAGGCAACTTCGGAAAGCAAACCTGGGACTGCCTGCAATCACGATGAGGCCATTAAGTAATGACAGAGCACATTGCGCATACTCCAGCAGAGATTCACGAACAACTCAGGATAACTCCTGAGGGTAAATTGTTCTGGCGAGTGCCTAAACGGGGACGGCGTCTTTATTGTGAAGTAGGCTGCTTAAATAACGCAGGGTATCTAGTAGTTCGTTTAGATGGTATTTTGTACCTTGCTCACCGTTTAGCTTGGGTACTCTATTACAACGAATGGCCTACTAACGTAATAGATCACATCAATGGTATTGAAACAGATAACAGAAAAGAAAACCTCCGAGACGTGACACGAAGCATAAACTGCTCTAACCGACACACAGCAAAAAATAAGCTGGGATTTCTGAACATCCATGAAACGTCTAAAGGGAATTATCAAGTCGGGTTCCAACGAAACTCTAAGCCTATTCATGTTGGCACCTATGAAACATTACAAGAGGCCCTAGAAGCTCGAGCGAAATTCAAAGCTGCAAACCCATTGACATAGACTATCTCTATGACCCTTTCTACATCCTCCCCCATAGCTGAAACCCGTATCAACGAGATAATGGCTAACAAGCCCGCCTCCGGCGTTGAGGCCTTGTCCCTTATCCACCCTGACTCCACCGCGATCCTGTTCGCCAAGGATCAGACCGCGTTGGTTGCAGTGTACCCGGACTTCTCCGCCCTTATCGCTTTCTACGAGGACGAGGGCCAGGTGCTTTCCCTGGCCCATTCAGTCGGCGCCTCTAAGGAGGCTTGGGAAGCCTTCATCTCTTACGTTGAAGAAATCCTCCCTGATATGGGTGAAGCCTTGAGGTACCTGTTCGATTCCAGCACTGATACAATCCATTAGGTGCTTGACAGCACCGTACCAATATGGTACGCTACCTGATCACCCAACCCCAACAGAGGCCGTATGTCTAAGCTTACCTTCATCGAGGGCCAAAAAGTTCGGCACCTCAAAACCGACAACATCTACATCATCGAGTCAACTGCTCACCTGCAGCGCGACGATAAAGGAGAATGGAAAGCGGCGATAATCTATCGGCCCGCAAATTCTATCTCCTCCTCTACCTTTTCCCGCACCGCAGCTTCATTCTCGGAGGCCTTCGTTAATGCCTAAGCTAACCAAAGAATCCAAGCCCCCACTAGTCAAGATGCTCTTCCTTGGCCTGTCTGGTGAAGGCAAGAGTTCTTCCCTCGTACCCCTGGGCATCCCCGGATACCTCGACAACCCTGGTTACGAACTACGAATACTGGACTTCGACGGGAAGTTCGAGGAGGTCGTGCGCTCTACCCTGGCTCGGATGCTCAAGGAAAAGACTATCTCCCAGTCCCAGCACGATACCGCGTTGTACGAAAACTACGACATCATGGTATGCTCCGAAACGGTTGGCGTAGTCTCCGCCCGCGAGGGTAAACGTACCATTAAGAAGCTCGGCGTAGATGGTACGGCTACTGCATGGAATAACGCAGTCCGCCAGCTGGATAAGTGGTCCTCGTCCTTTGGACCTAACACCATCCTAGTGGTAGACTCTTTCACCCACGCAGTCCGTGCCATCACAAACTTTTCTCAGGAACTCAATGGTAAGCTCAACCAAGCGCTCGAGTGGCGCGATTACCAAGGCCCACAGCACTTGGCCGAGACCCTGATGTACATGGCCGCAGACCTGCCCACCCATGCCGTAGTCACCGCGCACCAAGATCCCCTAGAGATCGTCAAGCCCACTACCCAGCTCGATGAAAAGGGCAACCCCGTTGAGGAAGTCGTAGACGTAATCATGGCTCCGGTATCCGTCGGTCGAGCCGGGCGAGTTAAACTGCCCTCTAAAATGAACCACCTTCTCGTGGCATCCTCCGAGGGCAAAGGCGCTGCAGTCCGCCGCTACGTTTACACTACCCCGCGTGTCGGAGTAACAACCAAGACTCCCTTATACGGGCTGTGCGAGGACCGCTATAGCTTAGACAAAGCGATGGTGGAGTACTTCAAGCTCGCAGCCCAAACGTAAGTACGAATGATCCTGGATCATTTGTAAAGTCGATTCCCTACAAGGACGTAGGTAATCGTATTCACGCAATCACACCTTGACACCATCACCCAACAGCGTATAATGGTATGACCCAACCAATGAGATAGCCATGAACACCAATGACCAGCCTGAACGCAAATCCAGAATCACAATCACCGTCGAGCCCTCGCTCATCAAATACGCTGAGCGAATCGGACGATCTAACGCTAGCCTGGGCTTCCGCCACGCCCTCCTCGAATACCGAGACAAGCTCGACCCCGAAGCTCACGTCGAGGAAGTATTACCACACGCCAGAGCAGATAGCTAGTGCTTTTAGCATTACTAATGATGGGGAGATTTCTCGAATCGAGATTAGGCCTGGCGTATCTAGAGATAGATTGCCAGGTTGCGTAAGGCCAGATGGTTATTTAATAATCAACTATCAGCGAACGCCTTATCTGGCTCATGTGCTAGCTTGGTGTCTGTATTATGGTGTATGGCCTACGGGTATCATAGATCATATAGACGGGGACAGGGCTAATAACTCGATCCTCAATTTACGCGAAGTCAGCCAAGTGGAGAATCAGCGCAACCGAAAAAACTTAAATCGTAACAATACCTCTGGGGTAAAAGGGGTTTACTGGAACCGCTCACTCAATAAGTGGATGGCCTCCATAACCGTTCACGGCAAAACCATACACGGAGGAGTCTTCTATAATAAAGATGACGCAATCGCAGCTCGAAAAAAGCTCGAGCAAAAACACTTCACAACCGAACTCAACATTTAGATAGGATACTATCATGCCCTCAATCAAAGATCTTCTCCGCACCTCCGCCTCCACCTTCAAGGCACCACCTCGGTTCCCGGCGGGCAACTACGTCGTCGTGATCGAGTCATACGACATGCTTGAGTTCTTCTGGAAGAAGTCCGGCACTCGCGGTCTGGCCTATGTCCCGACCATTCGCCCTCTCTCTTGCATCGAGGCCGACGACGACTCGAACCCGGAACTCCAGAAGGAACAGCAGGAGCTTCTCGAGAAGTATGGCGATTGGACCTCCAAGACCTTCCAGTTCGCCTACACCTCCCGCGACACCAACCAGCGCATGGCCACGATCAGCGAGATCAACTTCCCACTCATCGAGCTGGATGACGCGGGCGAACCCCAGGGTATGCTTGACAAGATGACCTGGCGCTTTTACCAGCGCGAAGACGACGGGACTGAACAGGGTTTCGTGGCTGACATCCTTGGCCTATCTTACCCCGAGAACGCGGAGATTGGCGACATCATCGAGGACACCGTGGGCAAGAAGTTCATGCTGTCATTCGTCTACGAGCCCAACGTGAACGATCCTACCCGTCCACCAAACCTGACCATCGAGTCAGTAACCCAAGCGTAAAACGTATCCTTTAACTTTTCAGGAGGGCATAAGCCCTCCCCTGGAGGTTCCATGTTCGCCAACCGTATCTGTCAGGTGCCCATTGACTCGATCCATATAGACCGCGAAACTCGGCAGCGATCTATCATAACCTACGACTCAATCATTGACCTCGCTTACTCCATTGGCCGCAACCAGTGGATTTCTCCTCTTCTAGTAGACGAGTCTACCAACTTCATCGTTGCCGGCGAGCGCCGCCTAACCGCAGTCAAAGCACTCTGCGACGCAATGGCAGGCAACTATGACGGGTTCTCCAATCCCATGGAAGCTCGCACCACTCTGTTTCCGGTCTGCACCTGCAAGGTAGACTCTTGGAGCAATTGGTCTCGTGTCCCGGTACAGTTCGGCCGCAACCTAACCCCTCAAGAAGTCTCGGTCTACGAGTTTATCGAGAACGCCCACCGCGAGGATTTGTGCTGGCAAGACAGAGCCAAGGCAATCTTTGCTATCCACTCTCACGGCATGTCCGAAGAGGGCAAAGAGTGGTTCAATGCTAACACCGCGCAGCTCGTAGGCATATCCCCCAGCGCTGTCGGACGCTATCTTAAGGTCTGGCGAACCTTTCTAGAGAATCCTGATAACTCCGCCCTTCAAACGATTATCAAAGATTCCCTCACCCTTCGTGCTGCCGAGCAAAACCTCGAGCGCCACATTACCCGGCGCGAGGATGACCCCGTATCCTTAACCACTCGTAGCATTCCCCCTAAACCCGACTCTGACCCGTTGGCAAAGCGGCCCGGCCCGCCCAAGGGTTCTCCTTCTCCCGGCCTATCTCTCTCCTCCCCTGACTGGTCCGAGGATGAGGATCAAGAGCCGGCCTCCTTGGCAAACTCTATCCTCCTCAACGAGGACTTCACCACCTGGGCAGCATCCTATACTGGCCAACCTTTCAACTTTATCCACTGCGATTTCCCTTACGGGATCTCCTTTAACAAAGGTGAACAAGCCCGCAGCGTAGCCAGTACTATCCACGGTGAGTACGATGATGACGAAGATGTCTACTGGAATCTTCTAAATACCCTTGCCATAAACTCATCCACTCTCCTGGCAGAGTCCTGCCATATCCTTTTCTGGTTCTCTCAAAACCTCCGCCGCGAAACCGAGGACTTCTTTACAAATAACCTAAACGCTACAATCCAGTCCCATCTTATGATCTGGCACTGCTCCGATCAAGATGGTATTGTACCAGACTCCCAACGCTACGGCCGACGCACCTACGAGACCGCCATGCTCGTTACCCTTGGCGACCGTAAGATCGTAGCGCCACGGTCCCTATCTTTCGCCCACCCCCGCGAATCCAAGTCCCGTATACACCGTAGCCAAAAACCATTGGCAGTCCTTAACCATTTCCTCTCCATGTTCGTAGACGACTCCTCCTCAGTCCTCGACCCCACCGCAGGCTCCGGCACAAGCCTTATAGCAGCCAGCCACTTAAACGCTTCCCGTATCGTCGGCCTTGAGCGAGACCCAGAGATTTATAAGAAAAGCATCTCGTTCATCAACTCCAACCTTCAGCCCATTACACTATAGGTACCGTCATGCTACTCCTAGCCTATGATACTGAAACTACAGGTATCGCTCGCGGCCACGACTATACCAACCCCGATAACCCTCACCTTGCTGCGCTTACTGGCATTTTGTTCGACAATGAGGTTAACCGCATCGTCTCCTCCATCAACGTCATGATCGAGCCTACCAACTGGCTCATGCCTCCTGAGGCCGGCGCAGTTAATGGACTAACCACAGAAACCTTGTCCACTTTAGGTATCCCTCTCGAAGCTGCCCTTGTTCCGTTCCTTAGGTTAGCTGACTCAGCAGACCTTCTCATCGCACACAATTGTGCTTTCGATCAGAAGATTATTTCAGCGGCCATCTACCGGAATTATTGGAAATCTGACGAGGATCTAGCTCACAACCTTGTACTGCTCTGGCAACAAAAGAAACAGTACTGCACTATGGAAGCATCCAAGCCCATAGTCCAGGCTAAGAACAAACGTGGTGCCCTTAAGTACCCAAAGCTTTCCGAAGCCTATGAGTTCTTTTTCAATCGCCCCCTAGACAACGCCCACTCAGCCAACGCGGACACGATCGCAGTGCTGGAAATCTATACCGCCCTTCAATCCCACGGTGAGGTATCCCTATAATGAGGCCAATGCGTGCAGCTGCTACACCCGCGGACTTAAACAAGCTCCCGTATCCTGTCTTTGCCTCAGCCAAACTAGACGGTATTAGGTGTATAATAAAAGACAGCACGGCCTTATCCAACAGCCTTAAACCCATCCGTAATGCTGAGGTCCAGTCTGTATTAGGCAACCCCGCGCTCAATGGACTCGATGGTGAGCTGATTGTAGGTGAACCAAACGCATCCGACTGTATGCGCGTAACCAACTCCGGTATCATGTCCTTGTCCAAACAGGTGGACTGGAAGTTTTACGTCTTCGACGTATGGAACCGGCCCGGCGGGAAGTACGTTGACGTTCTCGATCACCTTTACTCCATCGACCACCCTAACATAGAAGTCCTAGACCAGCGCCGGATCAACAGTACAAAGAGTCTTGAAAGTCTCGAGGCCCGTGTACTAGACGAGGGCTACGAGGGGCTGATCGTTCGCCGGCCCGATGGACTGTACAAGTTCGGCCGCTCTACCTTTCGTGAGTCCTATCTTGTAAAGATCAAACGGTTCAGACAAGCCGAAGGGATTATCATAGGGTTCGAGCCCTGGCGTAAGAACCTCAACGATCCAGAACTTGACGCACTAGGCTACACCCACCGCTCCGCCTCTAAAGACGGAAAGGTTGAGCTACCCATGCTCGGCTCGTTCCTAGTCGAAGGTCCATCCCCATACTACGAGCACCAGGTAAGGTTCAACGTCGGCACCGGCTTCACTATCAACGAGCGCATCTGGTTCTGGGAGAATCGATTTGCCATGCTGAACAAACCCTGTACCTATAAGTATTTTCCAACTGGTTCCAAGGAAAAGCCTCGCCACCCAGTATGGGTCTCTCTCCGTGATCCAGACGATCTACCACTTTAGTTTCGCGCCCAGCAGATAGTGGTTTAACTTCTGCAGTCGGCACGCAGGCCTCCGGGACTCCTCACCGTCCTTTGCGGGAACCGACCGGCTAGCCCACGAGACGGGCTATCCACCCACAACCTAACAGGTACTCCTATGGAATCTCATGACTTCGGTTGGGCACTGGCCCAATTAAAACTAGGCTTTAAACTAGCCCGTCAGGGCTGGAACGGTAAAGAGATGTTTCTTTACCTCGTTCCTAGCTCTACTTTTGAGGTAAACCGTCATCCACTTCTCGACGTCTATCCCGAAGGTACTAAGATTTTTTATCGCCCTCACATCGACATGCGTACTGCCAGCGGCGACTGCGTGCCATGGGTAGCTTCCCAATCTGACTTGCTAGCAGACGACTGGGAGATCGTAGAGTAGTATTTTTCCGGCAGCGCTGGGTCTACCCGATTAACGTCTGGATAGGATACACCCCGGCGCTGCCTCCTAACATGAGGCATCCAATGAAAGCAGTATACATTGACCACTTCGGTTCCGACCTTATGGTAGTCAACGTGGCCCGCGAGTCCTTAGCCAAGTGGCAAGACGCTCTTACTCCTAAAGACCACTCATTTATTAAATGGCTCGCAGCCCAAGATCCCCAGCACTGGTCCCCGTTCTCTCACCCCAAGGTTCAGTTCCGTATCACTATTCCCTTTGTAATCGCGCGCCAGTGGGAAAAGCATCGGATTGGAGCCATCCGTGGGTATGATCTTTATGATCAAAACGAAGTCTCCCGCCGGTATGTAGACACCCAGCCCCAAGTTTATTCCCCAACCGAGTGGCGGTCCCGGCCTGAGGCCTCCATTAAGCAAGGCAGCGCCGGTCCAATCGAGGATCAACTTATTGCCGATGCCTTCTATGCCGACGCTATGCGGCAAGCCCTGAACACCTACAACCAACTCCTCTCCCTCAACATAGCACCAGAGCAGGCCCGCTTTGTCCTTCCTGTGTCCACTATGACTGAGTGGATCGAGACAGGTTCCCTTATGTACTGGGCTCGTCTCTGCCGCCAGCGCATGGACGGGCATGCCCAAGCTGAAATTAGAACCCTAGCCTCTCAAGTATCAGCTACTATGGCAAACCTATTTCCTATCTCTTGGCCAGCCCTGTTAGACCAGCAAGAGTCATAATATGAAAACTCCTCACGACAAATACCTCAACGACCCCGAGTACCATAACTTGGTAAAGACTCTTGAGGCATTCATCGAACAAGCTCGTTTCACCCCATCTGAACTGCGCGAAGCCTGTATACTAGCTGCCATCCACTACGAGAGGCGACATGCGCGAGAGTACCCTATCGACTCTAGTTTCGCCGCCGATCTGGAAGCCCTTAAAGAGTTCGCTAACAGACAATGACCAACCTAGTTATCCTCGGCGAGGCTTGGGGTCAGGAAGAGGCCCGGCTCCAGTCTCCATTTGTCGGCCCGGCTGGGCAAGAATTAGCTCGAATGCTTCACCAAGCATCCTACCCTTGCGAGCAGATCCCATATAACTATTCCTCCTCTATCCGCATGCTCCGCTACTGGGACAGGTTCCCGTATCAACTTCTCTCTGTATTCAACGAGCGTCCCGAGAACAGTGAGGTCGAGCACTTCTATGCTCACCCAAAAGACAACGTCCCTATCAACCGTAATCTTCCCGCCCGTAAGTTTAACAATTCCGCATACTATCTAAAACAGGAGTACACCTATCACCTAGACACCTTATACACCGCCCTTGAAGCACTCAAGCCAAACGTCATAGTGGCCCTCGGCAACACAGCGCTGTGGGCGTTAGGTTTACCCGCCACTATCTCTAAGCTCCGCGGTAACATAATCGAGTCCCCTTACGGGAAAGTGCTCCCCACCTACCACCCCTCTATGGTTCTTCGCAAATGGAGCCACCGCACGGTAGCGCTGCTGGACCTACACAAAGCCCTACGCGAGAGTGCCAGTCCCGGCCTCAAAACCACAGCCCGTTACATCTGGACCGAGCCATCCATAGATGATCTCTATTCCTGGTGGAATCAGCACGGCAAGCACTCGAAACTCTTAGCAGTAGACATTGAGACCCTCAAACAGCAGCAGATCTCCGAGATCGGTTTCGCCTCGGACTCTACCCACGCACTCCACATACCCTTTGTGTGGAAGGAGGATAAGTGCTTCCGTTCCTGGTGGCCTGATAAGGAAACCGAGTTGGCCGCCTGGGATTTTGTGAAGATGGTATGCGAATCAGACATACCCAAGATAGGGCAGAACGTAGTACAGTACGATTCTTATTGGCTAGCCAAAGAGTTCGGGATAGCGTTAAAGAATGTAGCCGAAGATACTATGACACTATCTCACGCATGGCAGCCTGAACTAGAAAAGAGCCTCGGTTTTCTCGGT